ATCAACATGGACACCATCCGCACAGAATTTCGAGCGTATCAGGGATGACAATGACAGAATCATTAGAGACAAAGTTGGCCCGGGTAGAGACGAAGCTCGACGCGGTGTTGGCACGTCTCGAAAACGGCGACGCGAACTTCAAAGAATTCGAAAAGCGCATCGCGACACTTGAAAAACAAGCGTACGTCGGTGCGCTGATTATTACTTGCGTGTGGGCGGTGTTTCTGATTTGGATTCGTCAAGAACTAGGAGCCTAGTATGAAACCATGGTATCAATCGAAGACCGTATGGATTAACGTGTTGACTTTGGCAACGATGATAATCGGCACGGTCACACAGTGGCCCGAGATGAAAGACTTGGTTCCGCAGCTGGCGTATGCGTTGGCTATTCTCAACGTAGCGCTTCGGTTCATCTCTTCGGAGAAAATCGGGTGACCATCGCCAAGCGCAAAGAAGGCGAATACAATCTACCCGGTCGTCCGCTTTGGTGCGTTCCGTTCTTACGTGCGTATTCAAAGACCGGCAACATTAGCCAAGCGCTGACCATCGCAGGCGTATCGAGACGCGCAGTGTACAAGCTGCGCGACGTCGATGATGAGTTTCGACAGGCCATCGACGACGCACAGGAAGACGGCGCGGACGAACTCGAGAGCATTGCGCGAGATCGCGCGAAAGCCGGTAGCGATGTTCTTCTGATATTCCTATTGAAGGGGCTTCGTCCTTGGAAGTACCGAGACAATCATCATGTCGTTAACACCAACGCTCCAACCGACTACACCATCGACCTTAGCACCGACGATACGCCACAGCTCGCAAACGTCACCCCAGCGCGCGTTTTGGGCGAGTAACGCACGGTTCCGGCTATTCGTTGGCGGTCGTGGCTCTGGTAAGACCCGAGCCGGCGCGGTGGAAGCACTGCGCCAACCGAAGGGTACCACGGGACTGGTCGTGGCTCCAACGTATCCCATGCTTCGGCTTGGCGCAATGGAGACCATTCTCAAGTTGACCGCAAAGGCCGGCATCGTCACCGCGTGGAACAAGTCAGAGATGGAACTACGGCTTATCGGCGACCGACGCATCATATTTCGCAGTGCTGATAACCCTGACCGACTGCGTGGTGCAAATGCGGGGTGGCTTTGGCTTGACGAGGTGGCTATGATGGACGCAGACATATGGCCACTGAGTATTGCGACGTTGCGCGAAGCACCGGGTCGAGCTTGGATGTCGACGACGCCACGCGGGAAAGATTGGGTCTATGAGTTGTTTACTGGCGACCATCGCGACTACGCCACAATCCGAAGTAAAACGACCGACAACACCTTTCTCGATGACACCTTCGTGTCGACGTTGAAACAGTCAATGACGTCTGAGATGTATCGCCAAGAAGTGGACGGCGAATTCACCGACCCAATCGGCGCTTTGTTTCGTCGTGAGTGGCTACGGGTCGGCGACATTCGACCACACGGCGCCAAGTGGTTTCGCTATTGGGACTTGGCAACGAGTACAAAGCAATCAGCGGACTATACTGCCTCCGTGCGGTGTTGTTTGCACGAAGGGGTACTCTACATAGCCGACGGCATTCACATGCGCGCAGAATGGCCAGACGTGCGACGCGTGATAATATCGACGATGCGCAGCGAAGAGAACACGACGCACGGCATTGAAAAAGCCATGAACGGCTTGGCGGCGGTTCAAGAACTGCGCAGAGTTCCGGAGTTGGCGACGATACCGTTCCGCGGAATCGATGTGAAGGGCGACAAAGTACAACGGGCGATGCCATGGGCCGGACGAGCGGAAGCGGGCGCAGTGCGCATCGTTGCCGGTGCGTGGGCTCGTGATTTTATAGATGAAGTCGTCGCATTTCCAAGCGCACCGCATGACGACTATGTTGACGCAGTGAGCGGCGCGGTCGGTATGCTAAGCACGCCAAAGATAGAATGGAGTTTTGCTTAATGCCTATTCAGTATCCAAACGGGTGGCTCGACACGATGAACCGAAGCGGGAAGTTGTATTCGGCGTCGGATGCGTACCGCATGGTGCCGATGTTGTATCGTGCGGTCAATCTTCGAGCCGATGCGCTATCATCGGTGCCGTTCCAACTAACGCGCAATGGAGAGCCGGTGGAGTGGCCTTGGCAAATGAACTTACCCCAGCTTATCAAAGACACCGAGCGTAATCTACTCATCTTCGGCGCAGCGTATTGGCTCCGTGTCGTCAAAGGGCGCACGCTGACCGGCTTCATATCTTTAAACGCAGCAAACACGACGTGGTTCTTTGACCAAAGCAAAGCGGACATCTACGAACCATACCGCGGGATGACGTGGTCGCAGACGTTGAACGGTCGGCTCTACGGCCCGTGGACGATGGATGAAATAGTATACTTCCGCGAGCCGTCGTTCATCGAGGACGTTGGCCCGGGCTTAGCACCGGCGGCGGTCGCTTTGCAGAATGCGCAGTTATCGCATTACCTGACCGCATTCGCCACGGCGTTCTTCCAAGGTGGCGCGCAGCCGGTCACGGTGATGAACCTTCCGGAATACACCGATACCGCAGAGGTCGAGCGCTTTAGTGCGGACATAAACGCTAAAGCCGGCGGTGGTATTCTCAACGCGTTTAAATACCTGTTTTTGCGTAGTCCTGATCTGAAGGTTACGCAGTTAACCCCGAATATTGATACGATGCAAATGCCGGAGTTATCCGAGCGTACTATCACGGCCGTAGCGGCGACGCTTGGCGTACCGCGTACCATGCTCGAAGCATCGGCGGCAAACTTTGCAACAGCGGACTCCGACCGGCAAAGCTTTTGGCGTGAAACCATCGTGCCACGACTCAACATGTACGAAGCGGTTATCAATAGTCAACTACTCAACCCGCTGAAGTACGAATTCAAGTTCAATCCTGAAATGATGGACGTATTCCAAGCGGACGAGGCAGCGCGGGCCGGTTCATTCCTTCAGTACGTGCAAGGTGGAATCCCTGCGCGGTCGGCGGCGATGCTACTCGGCATCGACAACCTTGACGAGTACTGGCCATCAGACGAAGCACCGGCACCAACACCGGACGCACCAAGCGAACCAACGCAGAGCGAAGAGCCGGCGCTGACTACTTCGGAAGTAGTCGAGATACCAGCAGACGCAGAAGCAAAGACCGCAGAGTGGGCGCTACTCTCAAAAAAAGTCGAGCGTAGGATTAAGAGCGGACGAGACCCAAGAACCTCGTTTGATTCTGCGCTGATATCCGCTGAAGAGGTCATCGCAGTCATGGGAAGATGCTACAAGGGAATGACCGTGAAAGATCTTTCAGAGATTATTACGGCCATCAAAGCACCGGTTGACGACATGACACCGGATGAACTGCGCATCTATAACCGCATTATCAAAGAGATGCGCGCAAAGGGTGAACAGTGGGCAAAGGATATCTACAACAGCGACACGCCAGAAACGTCTCTGTGCGAAGTCATCAAGCCCGTCCTCGATACGGAACTCGGCACGACTATGGGCAAGCGATTGGACAGACTCGGTACGCAATTTAGTATCCCAGTCGAGACCGACAGTCAGCAGCGATATATTCAGGATTGGCTTGGCGACTACGTGCCGAAGACCACGGATAAGATTGACCAGACGACGGCCGACCGAATCAAGCCAATCATCGAGACGTTCCGCACGACACCGGGGATGACGATACAAGACTTGCAGGCTGCGGTGTTGCCACTAAGCGACCCGATGCGTGCAAAGATGATCGCCATCACCGAAACGACGCGGGCCGCATCGCAGGCAACGACGAACTACAAAGACTACCTCGGTCAGCGTGGTATTCAGATGCAAAGAGTATGGAACACCGACGCGGACGAGTTAGTGTGTCCTATTTGCACGGGCCAAGTCTACAACGTCAAGTTAAACGGACTTACTGAAGACGAATGGCCCAGCGAAATAGCCGACGGGCCACCGGCTCACGTCAATTGTCGATGCGATACGTCTCTGCGGTTGGTGCGCTGATGGCGAGTAAAATCACTGTAGAGATAGCGGGGCGCATTGGCGAGGCGCAGATTGGCGAGATGATACGCACCGTCACATTGGCGTACGCAACGCAGGTACAAGCGCGACTCAACGAAGACAAGCCACCTCCACCAGCACGCGGCGCCATGAAGTTCGTGAGCGTCAAACAACGACGCTTCGTGATGGCCGCGTATAGCCGTGGTGAAATCACGGTACCGTACAAGCGTGGCACGGGGTCAAGTCTTCGCGGTTCCGAGACGCTTAACCGGTCGTATAGCATCACGCTGAACGGTGATGAAGCGCTGCTGACTTCGGCCGCGTCGTACGCTCCGTATGTTGTCGGTGACCAACAAGCGGACATACACCAAGGCCGTTGGAACACGGCGGTCAACGCAGCCGACCAAGTAAGCGCCTCGGGTGACCTTGACTACATCGTATCCAAAGCAATGGAGGCGCTCTGATGGCCGACACATTCATCGCACCGCAGGCCGTCGCAGATAATGCACAACGAGCGCTCGATGTGCGTGCAACAAAGCCCCAATCGCAACGTGGAATGACACCGGTCGGCTTGGCGCGTGCGAATCAACTGGCGAAGCGTGAACCGGTGAGTCTTGTGACGGTGCGACGCATGGTTGCATATTTTGACCGTCACGAGATTGACAAGGAGGGCTCGACGTGGGATGAGCAGGGCAAAGGTTGGCAAGCGTGGAATGGTTGGGGTGGCGACGAAGGGCGTGCGTGGGCACGTCGTATTTTAGAGGAGAACAGCATGGAAACCAAAGCATCACGACGGCATTCAGAGAGTGACATGGAATCACTGTGCGTGGCCGCGTATCACAATCGGGAAACAATGAAGGCGCTTCGCTCCGTTGGCTATGACGGCGTCAAACCGAAGAGCGCAACGAAGGCCGTCGATGAGTCCGTTACCCTGACCGAGCGTCAAGCGGTCATGTACGACGTCTACGAAGGGATTGTCGGAGGGTACGGATTGTTCAATCAAGGCATTGACGCCAACGGTGCGCATTACGGACCAGGCGACGTGAACCCATTTAAGGCAGAGGGCATCATGTGCGGTTCCTGCGTGTTCTACATGGAAGGCAAGTGCGAGATCGTCGAAGGTGACATTGACCCGGAGGGCGTTTGTAAACTGTGGATTATTCCGGAATCAGCGTTGCAACTCGCTGCGGTCGAAGAAGAAGCCATGGCGGAATCTGAGCCGGCTCCAATGTATGAAAACGCAGTGGCAGCCATCGAAGACCGCAACACGACACCAGCACAGCGCGAAGATATGCCTGCGTCTGACTTCGTCATTCCCGAGACGCGAAACTTTCCTATTGTGACACCGGGCGACATTGACGCGGCCGTCTCTTCGTGGGGTCGGTATCAGGGCGATATCAGTTTTGAGACATTCAAGGCGCGACTCATCGAATTGGCCAAAGCGAAGGGCGAAGAGTTCGTTGCACGGCTTCCCCAAGCATGGAAAGACGAAATGACTACCCGATCACTTGACGGCAATGCGATAATGAACGCAGAGGCAACGAAGAACTTTGCACGTCGGTTACTGGGGGTCAAATGAAGTCACCAACACACGCAATTAAAGCCGTCGCTCCGTTCACATTGAGCGGTCGCGGTGTTGTGTACGGAGGCGAAGACCTCACCGGCGACCGATTCAGCAAAGATACTGACTTCGGCGCGACGCGTTCCTTTGTTGGAATGCCGGTCTACTACGATCATGCACTCGGTGGCATCAAGTCGCAAATCGGCACCGTCAAAGTATGGGCACCGAACGACCAAGGCATCGACGTGCAAATCGAACTTGACCGACGTCACAAATACGCATCCGACGTTATGAAGTTAGCAGAGAGCGGCGCGCTGGGTCTTTCGACCGGCGCTTTGCCTCACCTCGTTGAACGCGTGGGCGGCGAAATTAAGCGATGGGTGGTCGGTGAAATCTCACTGACTCCAACCCCAGCCGAGCCACGGACCACTACCGAAGTTACGACCAAAGGGAATCCCGTGCGCACTGCGGCGGTCAACACCGGTCTTAGCGATATTGATACCGCAGTACACACAGAGGAAACAAAACAAACCATGGACAACATCAAAGACGCAGTTAAAGCCGCCATCAGTGAATTGGCCGGCGAACCCGTAGCAGGTGGCACGTTTCACGCTCCATCCATCAAAGCAACCGTCCCGGTCGTCGTCGCAGCTGAATCACCGTACGCTTCCAATGAATACCACGGCGCTTACAAGTCGTTCATGCGTGGCAACGTAGACGCGTCTGTCATGGACACGTTGACCAACGCAAAAAGCGCAGCATCTGGGTTCTATAAGACTTTGACCGAAGCCACCAACAACGACGGCGGTTTCACCGTTCCAACGACAATCAATCGCCAAATCGTTGCGAAGCGTGACGAACTTTCGTTCTTGGGTCAAATCGCTTTCACTCGTGTCACCACAGAATCATGGAAGCATATCATGCCGTCGCAGAGCACCAAGGCAACACCCGGAATCGTTGCTGAAGGCGTCACCGCAACCGCATCAGAGCCAAACTTCGCCAACTCGAAGACGATTCAGTTGTACAAAGACACTCTCGAATTCGCTTTGTCGGATGAGCTCATGGCCGACACTTCGAGCAACCTCGAAGAGTTCCTCAACAACGAAATTGCTCGTGCGATGGCAGTCAGTGCCAACAACTACATTGTCAACGGTACCGGTTCATCGCAGCCGTACGGTTTGCTAACTCGAGTAACAAACACGACCGCATTCAGCGCAACGGCAATCACCAACGCGCAGATTATCGCATTGAGCACCGACGTCGCTGGCGAATACTTGACTAACGGCCAGACCGGCTTCATCATGCAAAACTCCACATGGGGCGCACTGAAGACCCTCGACCTGACCAACTACAACCGCATCACCGAGACGGTGAACGGTCAGCGCACGGTCGAAGGTTGGCCCGTGATGTTGTCGGCACAAATCCCAGCTATTGCCACGACCAACAAGTCCATCATCTTCGGTAATTACAACTACTACGCATTCTGCGAGCGCACCTCGGGCGTTCAGATCGAGCGATGGCGCGACGTGCGCAAGGGCTTGACCTACATCGTCGCATCTTGGCGCTACGGTGGCGACGTGACCCAAATCGAAGCCTTCGCACTTGGCGTTCACGCTTAGTCAATCGGGGAGGTGTCAAGGAATCCTTGACACCTCCCCATCGTAAGGAGCCCCAATGAAAATCCAAATGATACACGGTATTGTCTTTCGTGTCGGCAAAGTTAACACGCCATACGCACCGGGTGAAATCGTCGAAGTGACCGAAGCCGAAGCAAAGCAACTCATTGCCGAAGGTTCTGCGGTCGCAGTGGACGAAGAGCCGACCGAAGCGAAGCCGAAGAAGACTACAAAGGTACTCTAATGGCCTACACGACGACCGCGGAACTCAAAGCGTACATGAACATCACATCGTCGGCGGATGATACGCAGCTGGGCAATGCGGTCACCCGTGCGCAGTCATTAGTGGACTCGTTTACACATCGCACGTTCGAAGCGGCGGCAGATACGACGCGCACCTACACTCCGCTACTGTTTAACGACGGCGGCGATTTGATGGACTACGACACGCTCTATCT